TTCAGGTATGTTTAGATATTTTCCTGTTCCCATATTCCAAGATTGAGACACAGGATAAATTTCTAAAGTAGTAGTAGCATTTAAAGCGGTAACATCAGCAATAAAACATCTTAAATTTGATTGCCAAGTAGAATTAGAGATTTTATTATTGATAATATCACTAATCTCATCAGAAGAAAATTGAATTAAAAAGCGACTTGCCTGGGGTGCAGGTGTGTCTAGGGCTCCTACAGTCAAAGATGCTTCAATAATCTCGTCTAATCCTGTATTCATTTCAGGATCCATAGAGTATAATGTAGCGTCTTGAGTTGGGAATATTTTATATACTGCCATGGTTTATTTTATAATGATACTACTCTACCTTGAATATCTGTTGATGGGTATTTTACTTCAAAAATCATAGGGTCCAGTGAAGGATAAACAACATTATTTTGTGTTGCTCCTGGGATATCATATGCCCATTGTGAATATCCTAAATTAGTTCCTACTTTATTTGTTATATTTATATTTTTAACGGTTTGTACACCCTCAATTCTATCTAATAATACATAGATGTCTCTTAAAATAATTGGTTGATTAATTTGCCAATTAGAAACAGCAAAATAAGCTTGCAAAGCAGTAATACATCTTGTTAAAACATCATTGTTTATATAATTAGGAAGCACTATAATATCAAAATCTACTCCAATATTAACAACAAAAGCATCTTTAATATTAATAGCATCATTTACCATTCTATATTGAGATAGATATGTTGTTAAATTTTGTTTTAGTGCTAAAGAAGCAGTTGTTAGTCTTCTATTTATATCATAAGTCAAAACATATAAATCTAAAATGCTATTAGATTCACCTGCTGAAATATTTTTGACTTTAGTTGGTTCGATATATGCTTTAGCTATTTCTCCATATTTAGGAGGCATACTTAAAGTTCTTACTAAATAGTCGTCTTGAGTTACGTTTCGTAGCTGAGAAGCAAAGTTAGCAGAAGCGTTTTGTCTAATTTCTTCAATTGAATCTCCGTCTCCTCCTCCATTTGCTGCTTGTGGGTTTGTTACTTGAAGAGAAGCAAATATATTATTTGCTGTGGAAGCGTTTAAATTACTATTTAAGAAATTAACAGCCCCGTTTAATCTAGTTAAAGTATTCGCAGATACATTAGCAGATACACCACCACCAGTCAAATATCTAAATGTTAAAGTAGTATTTGAAGGAGCTATACCGTAAGTCTTAGTAAATAAGAAATTGGTTGGTGAATATGCTGTTGTAAGTTTGGTTTGTTCAAATGGTAATCCTATACCAACATTATCTGGGTTAGGAATTATATTTTCATCTGAGTCAGAAGTTGTTCCTGCTCCGAATTGAATTTGTAATGTAGTAGAATTTCTAAAACGTGTGGTAAATCTGTATTGTACTTTCTTTAATTTTAAAAGATAAGGTGCATTATTATACTGAGAGAGATTAGGATCATTAGTATTGGTGTTTTTGATTGAGTCAAATACCATTTCTTGACCTAAATGATCTACCTCATACCAGGTATTTCCTTCACTATCAGTACAATCTAATACTCCTATTATATTTGTTCCAGTTATTTCAATAGTATTAAATTTAACTGGAGCTGAAAAATTAAAGGTTGTTGTATTAATAGTAGCTGAGATGGCTCTACGAGATTTTTTTAATAAAAAGTATGTTGGATTATTCGTCGCAATTTTATATACTGTTACTTCTGTAGGATCCCCAGAACTAGAGACCGAGAAATCTATAGGATCGCTTACTAAAAAAGAAGTACTACCATCTGTAACTGAGGAATTTTCTCCTATGTAAAGAGTATAATCAAAATCTGGAACATAAGATGAACCTACCAATTTAGCAGGAACTTGTTGGTAAAAATCTATATTTGCAGTTGCAACACCTGTTACATTTGGTTTATAACCAAACATATATGCTAATTCAAATAAGTTATTTGACTGGCGAGCAAATTGTAGATAATTTTCTTGTACCTGGTTGTCTAAATAGAATGATAAAACATCGCCTACATAAGCAGCCATTTCCATGAACATCATTCCTGGTGATGCAGGACTAAAGTCATTATATGTAGTTGGAAAATAAGTTTTAGAATAGTCAATTAAACTAGCTCTAAACTCATTAAAGTCTTTATTTATATATTTTATATTCTTATTAGCAGCCATTATGTAAATGAGATTTGAACTTGATCAGTTATTCCTGTATTGATAATACTGTAGTATAATTGGACATCTATTTCATTACTATCAGGGTATTGGAGAATATCTAATTTATCTACTTTTATATTTGGAAAATATTGATTAATTAACGATTGAATATTGTTTTTTAGTCCTGTAATGTTATCGTTTGTGATTTGTTCAAAAATAAAAGCTCTTAAATTAGCTCCAAACTGATTGTTTAGATATCTTTCTGTTTGGTTAGTTAAGAAAAAATTTAATAAATTATTTCTAATAGCATCTTGGGTAGTATATGTCGAAAAGAAAACAGCAGGAGCATTAAATGGTATAGCTATACCAACTGCTGTTCCTGGTTTTTGATCAAGAGGAAATATTCTTTTTGCCCCAAATGCCATTATTTACCTTTCATTAAATTCATTATTTGATCTAGACCCAATTGTCCTTCAGGTAAAGCACTTCCCTCAGACATAGTATTTATTGGGCCTCTTACTTTAAAATCACCCTCAAATCCTGATTTAGGGCCTTGAGCCATTTCACCTAAAATATCCATATATGCTTGTTTAGCATTAACATTAGGTTTTGGTTGTTGGTGAGGAATAGAATTAGTATTGAAACTAAAAGTTTTCATTTCAGATTCAGTTATTGATTGTTTATTACCACGAACTGCCTCTAAAAGAATATCTTTCATTTCTTCTTGAAATACTTCCTTTACTGCTTCTTTAATGAGTTTCTTTAAAATATCAGTTTTCATCTGTTATAAATATTAAATTATTCAGCTTTTAAATTGCTATTGTCAATAATTAGTTTAAGTTGTTGTATCAAAACTTCGGGTGTAGATGTAAAAGATAGCGGGGTTTGTAATAAAACAATGCCTTGAGGATTTAAAGCTACGGCTTTTACTCTTTTAACAGTAGGTGAAAATTGTTCCTCTCTCACTTCTAAAACAAATCCTCTATAAACTTGATTTATAGGAGCAGCATCTACTGCAGTTTGTTGTTGGTCCAGTTGTTGCAAGTATGGGTTTAGAGATGTTAAAGGAGTTGTCTCAGAAACAGCACCACAATTAGTCAGATATTGATCTATGGATTTAAATATATTAATAAGTTTAGTTAATATGCTGTTTATATAATCTAAAGCTGATTGGATAGTTGTTATAATATTTTTATTATTAATAATAGCAGGACTTAAATAATCTTTTAATAAATTTTCTACAATACCTAAACCAACTAAAGCGGCTTGAGATGGAGATGGAGCTCCAGGAGGAGAAGTTGGTAAAAAAGGTATACTTAATTGAGACGAAGTTTTGATATCATTAAGTCTTTGATTAGATGTAGATAATGAATTTACTAATGGGACTAATGTATCTAATGGTTTTGATAATTTTTCTATAAAATCCACAGTAGTATTTAGTCTATCAACTAATGTATTTCTTAAGTTTAGGATTCTTTGTAATTCATCAGATACTAAACATGTATCAGGTAATTGAATATTAGATGTTCCTATATTTTGAATACCTGTTTGACTAGCAATGTCAATAACCTGAGGGATTAGTTGTTTAACTAATTCCTGTCCTTTATTAACTATCAAAAGAGGTATTTTACTTTCCATTTTAACTTATTATTGATTGATGTTATTTACAGTTTGTGTTTTTTGTATTGATTTATTATTTTGTTGTTGCTGTTGTTGAGTTTGTTGATTTACTTGATTTGGAGATTGAGTTATAGTAGGACCTTTAAAAAAATTATCATCCCACGAAGTAGTTTCTGGGTATTCCCTTAATTCTACTTGATTTTTATATATATCTGTGTATAGTATAAGATTATTAAGAGATAAAAAAGGACGAGTCCATCTTCTTGAACCTGGGGGATCATTTATTACATCTTTATCATAATTTTCTCTAGATATAATAAATCTTTTATTACCCCAAATTACAGGAAAATACGGTAATGTTGCTGGTTGATTATTTCGTGTTTGGGCACGAAAATCTATTGGGCCCTTGTTGGGATCATTATTATTTACTGGGGCGAATGGTCCTTTTGGAAGAGGGTAAAGTAATTGTGTAGTTTGACTTCCAACCCATTGGTCTACTTGAACATTAGGATTAATTTTTTTATGGAATAATTGAATATTTTGAATATCTTCAGATGTTATAAGATTTTGTGGAGAGGTATCATTATAGATTTGTATAAGTCTATCAGAAATAGGTTTACCTGTGTTTCTTGAATTTAAAATAGGATTATTAAGTATTACTTGTCCCGGATTAAGAATTCCTAGATTAATTAATCTTGGTGAAGCTGAGTTACGTAACCAAGATTGAAAACTATTCCAAGTTATAGCTGTTCTAAATTTTCCACTATAATCTTTCCCAAATATATCAAGTGGGTTTAAGTTAATAGGATTGACTACAGCAATAAGATTTACTCCTGAGATTTCTCCAAAAATATTATCACCATTGGCCATTATAAAGTAAAATTACGTTGTGAGGTTAATACTCCAGAATTTAACTGGTCATTTAAAGTATTTAGTGTAGATTCTAGTTTAGTCATAGGCACCAATAAAGTTGGAAATGTTGCGGGACTTCCTGGGGCTACAGGTGCAGATTGAAGTGTTTTAAGAGTATTAGTTAATTCTTTAACTACAGAAGTTAAATTTTTAAGTAAATCAACTGTGTTAGCCCCTAACATTAATGGCTGATTCGCTAATTCTTCTTTACCTAGAAATATTTGGTCCGCTTGAGTTATAAATTTTTTAGTATCTATGTTGACAGATTCTTGAGAATTTAAATTTATTGACTTAGCTGAACTTAATAGTATATGATCACTATATGAATTAAAAACTAATCTTCCTGAGTCTAGGATAATTTGTGGTCCTATATAAGCATTAGGAGAAAGAGGAGGATTACTTGTATAACTTACATAACTGGTGCTTGCTGCTTTTAAAGGAATTTGTTGAGTACTGGTTAGATATATAGACGTATCATCAATATCTATATTTTCAACAACAGGAATCCAACCTTCATCATTTTGAGTACCTTGCCCATTTCTAATGATAATAATAGGATCACCATCTGTTCCTGTTGATGACCAATTATTAGCTGTATTTTGTACTGTGCTACCTAAACGAATAGAATTACCCCATCTGCCTTCGTAAATGATATCTCCTTCAAAAGGCAATAAAGGGTGTATGTTAGCTCGTTCTTTAAATGTCTTTCCTAAATAAATTTCAGTAGGCTGATCGGATACTTGATTTGGACTACCCACTTCTGTTTGTTCGTAAGATTTATCTTGAGATGGAGGAGGTAGTATATTAAAAGGATATGCATTGTGGTGTGGGTGATTCCAAATACCTAAAGTAGTAATATAATATCTATTTGGTACAGAAAATGTTCCGTTTGCCCCTTGTATTCCTAATCCATCAATTACATATACCGTTTCATTAATTAAAGGAAAATTTTTAATATTGGGATTTAAAGGTCTAATAACATTTGAAGTATTGTTACTAAAGATCTCTATAGTGCCTATAGCTTTCCATCCTCCTAATTCTTCAAATCTAGGATGAGAACTATCTAAAATTATACTCTTAACTCGAGCAACAGAAATAAGATTTTCTAAAGCTCCAAATCCATTAATAGTGTAGTTGTTATTAGCACTAGGATTTTGTCTTTTATAAAGACCACTGAAACCATAATCCCCTACAGCCATTATTCTTTAGACTTTAAATTTTCACCTAATTTATTTATTTCTCCTAATAGTTGAGCTTTTTCCTCTTCAGATATAGTAAATCCATTATCTGAGCCTGCTGCTGTTCCTGCGGCAATACAACGTTGGATAATGGTAGCCATTTTAATGAGTTGTTCGTCGTTTTTAACGCCAATTTCTAAGTATTCTTTAATTAACGGAACAATAAGAGTAGCATCACCTATATCATCAATTAGTCCCTTTAATTCTCCTATTAATGTAGAGATTTGTTTCTCTTTTTTCTTTTGGTTACTATATATTTCCTCAAATAAATCTTTGAGTTTT